CTTTTTCTTGTGTAAATTGTGTCTTAGCATCTTCTTTTCTAGTTTTTTGCTGATCTAACTGCATCTTCTGAACTTCATTTAGATACTTAGCCATCTCTAATTGGTTCTTTAAAGAGTTTTGGCTTGCTTTACTTTGCCTATCTTCCTCAGCCTGCTTGCCCTTTAAATAAGACTGTATCCCAACACCAAATGCTTGACCTAATGTTGGTGCAGGTTTGCCCACCGAATAACCACCTAACTTCATTAGTTCAGAGGCAGAGTTTAAAGCACCCACAGTTCTCGGATCATTAAAGGTATTGCCTAATAAGCCAGTGTTTGTTTGTCCAGTAGTTGTGCCAGTTAACAAAGTAGGGGTATTATTTTTAAATGGAGTGCCTGCAATAACACCCGCATTTGTCATAGGTCTTACTGGAATATTATTTCCTGACCTCATTGTAACACCAGTGTTATAGGCTGTATTGTTACCAATCTGAGGGAGTGCATTAACCTTTACTGGACTTTGCATATAGGATGCGTTACCGCCAACCATACCTCTTCTTAATCCAGTTAAGGGATCAATATTTCCTAATAAAGCATCTATTGGTCTACTCATTATAACAACCCTAACAATCCGCCACCGATTGCTCCTCCCATTGGACTAAATCCCGCAAGTTTTGCTAATTGTGATCCGCCTAAAGCACCGCCTAAAGCTGAAGCACCCTGATTTCTAAATACTGGTTGAATAGAGCTAGAACCTAATGTTCCGCCACCAACTAAACTCATATAGTTTTGTAGCTTCTGATCCCCGATATTTTGTTCGTAATTAAATCTGTCAATATTCGATTGTAACTGAGCCATAGCATCAGCCTCTCTAGCAGATCCAACTTGTGCTAGTTGTTGTGCATCTAAGTTCTGATAAGAAGGTGCAAGTTTAAGTGCATCTTGTTGAGCCTGATAAGCATATGGGGCAAGTGCAGAAGTCATTGCCTGCTGATTTGCTCCTGATCCATATCTACCTGACTTTGCAAACTGAGAAGTTACCGCATCAATGGCAGGCTTAAATGCCATACTCATTAGTGGGTTAGTTCCCATTAAGTTTTGCTGTATAACGTCTTGACTTGTTGCTGTTAAACTATTCGGGTCTAAGGCTCTGTCTCTAACCATATTAAGAGCCATATCACTCTCAGGGCTAAACCCTACTGTGGTTGAGTTTGGATAGTATGCAGGCATATCATCCATAAATCTGTCTTTGGCTTGTGCTAAACCAAACTCTAAGAAGGGCTTTGCATACGCAGGCGGTTCAACCTGAGTATTGACTGTTCCTGAACTTCCTCCGCCACCACCTTTTGACATATTAATATTCCTTTACTAAAACGATTGCAGTTGGCTCATAATCTTTCAAAACTTTTTCCCAACCTTTTCTGCCTATAATTTCAACCGCTCTACATCGGTATAATATAGACCATTTTCTTATTTTTGGCTCTACCTCTAACAGTGTTTTCATGTTACCGCCTGCAAGCCAAAACCGCAGTGTCCTGCGTTGTGGGTAGTCAATTATCTCAGTGACAATCGCACTATCCCTCAATGCCCATAACTGAGCATCACCTCTTTTGACGATTTCTATAACTTGTTCATAAGTATGACTATTGTGAGCATACCTAAGAGCATCAATAATCCACTTTCTGCACCTATCAGCATTAGCCGAAAATGACGTACTCGTAGGATCTAGTGGTTGTAGCACTTGCATGATTTAATGTCGCTTGCCCCTTTTGTCTTGCTGTGACATAAATATTTGTCGATGAAGCATCGCTAGTCGTTGGCATGAATAAAATGACACTATCCTCACCAATACGATCATCAGACAATGTCGTTGTAGCTGAACTGTTTGTCAGAGTGACACTGCCAGTTGAGTTGACTTTGCCATCTAAAATATTATTTACAACTGTCGCTATTGTGCGTGGCTCATCCCCTAATGGTGATAGCCTCTTATAGTTGCTAACTCTTGTCATCTTCTGCCTAACGGCTGACCTTCTATGTCAACCCCTTGAGCATAGTTCCAGTTGCCTGAAACATTCATTCTAATTCTGTGATATTTGCCCTGAGATCTATGAGGTATAAATCCATCATTGTTCAAGCTACTTGCACTTGAGAATGTAATGCTCTCATCCTGCTTGTCTCTAACACCTATCTGAGTAGTAATAGATCCATCTGTAAAATATGGCACTACACGAGTTATGAGAGAGTTTTTGCCTTTTGTTATTTGAAACTCTGCTGTGTCAATTGTTGCCGATAGTGGGCTTCCACTAAAGGACTGGATCTTATTAGATAGACTACCACCGAATAAGAATGTACCACCTTTATATAACGGGCTGTCTAATTGTGTTGTAAGGCTATCTAAGTTTGTTCCTAAATTATCTAATCCCTCAGTATTATATCCTGAAGTATAAAATGGTCTTATCAAGTCAGTATCAATCTCAGCAATTGACCACCTCTGAATTGAGTAGTTATACATCAACAATTTATCAGGTGTAGTCGTTGTATTCGCATTAGATACATAAGACCATGCCACAATCTGATTTGTTGGATCTACAGCACAACTCATCTTATAGGCAAGACTTTGATTAAAATCATTGTAGAAAAACTTATTTATTTTTTCTGCACCAATAGGAGCTATTTGTCTGCCATCAAAACTATAGAAACCATCTTCCGATAAATAGAAAACCAATCTTCCAATATTGCCTACTGATCCTGCAAAAGCACAGCCTCTCGTAGTCTCTACTTTATCAATCTGATAGATCAATGGAGTTCCTACATATTGAGCAACGCAGATAGCTTTCTCCATCAATATCGTTGCGTACTCGCCACCCACTAAACCAGTTATTGCACCCGCATCGACAATATCTTGAAAGTCTGCCTGATCAGTTCCTACAGTCCAACTGGTTGCATCATTAATGCCTGACCATCTTGCTCTATATGGTATCCGACCTGAGCCTTCATCTATATTAGCTGTCCAAACCTGATCTCTCACGATTGCGACAAAATCAGCCTTTGGTGCATTAGCTAAGTCAGCAAAAGCACTGTCAGTTCCCAATGTAAATTCTTGCAATGTCTCGCCTATACCGCCTGAGGCAATAACACTTGTGCCAAACTGAGCAAATCGCCAATACTCATTATCGGCTAGAGAATAACCACCAACTTTACTTATGTCTGATAAATTAGATGTAGACGTATCAAACTCATATAATTTACCCGCATCACCCGCAAATAATTTAACACTGCCTGCGTTGTCCTTAGATGCAAATATGCCTTTTAGGATACTATCTCCTGCATTTGAAACAGCAGATAAAGAGTTGATAGACCTATATCCCGACAAAGCAGGTATAACATTTGTTGCGACTGTAACTCCAGTGTTTTCCAAATCAGGTTGATCGGGCAACCATTCTCCAAACTTAATCATTGCTGTAACCAAACCTCACTTCCAACATTTTGAGTTGTCCACACTTCTGAACCTATATCTTGCAGTGTCCATGTCTCAGATCCATCGGCAATGACAGTCCAATCCTCACCTACTATTTTAGCTAATCCCGATCCAGTTACAGAACTATCACCCGTTGCAACAAAACTTGCTGTGTAGTTATTTGCTGATACTTGCGTTGCAGTTACATCTCCATTGCCAACGATAAAGACTAAAAAGTTTGCTGTGGCAGTTCCGCTTGCAGTGGTAGCCACTGAAGCAGTTGGTTGCTGTATTCTTATTCCTGAAGCACTTGCTGTCGCACTACAAGATACAGATACATCTGCATTAACTGTATAGTTTGCGGTTGCAGAAATATTGCCAACACTTGCCACAGAAGCGGTAACAACAAATATTCTATTTACATCGGCACTGATAGTTGATGCCGTTGCAACACTAGCCGATACAGATCTCACTCTCTCATTAACAGCAGAAACAGTAGAAGATGTTGCGACACTTGCAGAACCTTGCTTTACCTCTAGTGTAGATAGACTATCAAGATTACCGAAAGTATCTAAACTATCGAGTAAACCCCAACTATCTAACTGTTCTAAGTTAGGGTTTGAGAACTCTAGTCTGTTTAATTCATCGGAACTATCTAGTAAAAATGTATAACTGTCTAAAGGTGTAGCTGTTATTTGATCTAGATTAGGAATACCTAAAGCCATAACCTAAACCCTAATCAGCAGAAATTGTTAAAGATCCGCTTGCTACTTTTAAAATATCTCCAGTTGCTATTGACTTAGATGCTGTAAATGCACCATGAAATAAAAGGTTGCCTGATGAACTTGCATCCCAAATACCCCAATGGCTTACTGTACCCCATGAGCCAGTAGCACTATCAAACTCAACTGCACTGTTACTTGCTATAGAACCGCTTGAAGCAGAAGCAAAAGTAATAGCTTTTCTTGAGTAGTTATTACCAGTTAGTTCTGTGCCTGAAGCATCATCATTTAGGCTTGCTGTTGATAATCCTAAATACACTGCTGAGGGAGCAGTTGTTGAGGCTGTTCCCGTAAAGTGATCTAGAAATTTAAGTTCTAGATAATCTGACATTGCTGACATTTATTTCTCCTATGATGCAGACGATGATTGTTTTGCGTAGATT